CTAATTTGCTTGTATCAACTTTCATGTCAAGCATTTTGTCAACATTTACGCCATCGGAAATAATACGCCGCATTTCTAATGTGTATTCGTGCGGTTCAATAATTGTTTCTGGTGAAATGTTATACTGAATCAGCAAATGTGGATACAGAGAATTGAGGTCAAACGATGCAACCCAATCGTGCTTGCCAACTTGTGGTTCTTTAACATATGCACCTTCAAATGCTGATTCTTTGTCTTTGCGTTCTTTTGGTGGTACAATAATCTTTTGTTCCAACAAATAACAATTAATCAATGAATCCCACATACGAGTTTGAGCAAATACATCTTCAAAGTTCGTTTTCGTATCATAAGCCAAAGTTACAGCCAGTTCAATTAATTTCAACTTATCTTCTAAGTCTACAATAAGTTCTACGTCTTTAATGTTGTATTCAATAAACTTCTGATAGTTTAATTTATAGAGTTGGTGAAGATTATCATACTCTGAATAATCTAATTTGTTTGTACCAAGTTCTACTGAGGCAATATGGTCAAGTTTATAGGACTCTTGTGACTTACCTGCAGGAGCATACCAGCGGTATAACTCAATATAATCAAGACAAGAAACGCCGAGTATCTCATATGTTGTTTGTTTTTTACCTTTAATGATTTTTTCACGCTCTGCAAGACCACCCCATGGAGATAGTTTCTTGGTCAAATCTGGCCCAAGAATTCGTTGCATACGATTGTGAAGATAAGGAATATCAAAGAATTTAATATTCCAACCAGACATAATATCTGGTGTGTTTGCTTCCCAATCCATCAGGAAAGTTTTAAGAAGGGTATATTCGTCTTGGCACTTGACATAGTCAACATCATCACGAGTATTGTCAAAATCCCCGCATCCGTAAACGCTTAACCTTTTATTTAGTCTTTTTACAGCTACGGCGGTCACCGGTTCGCTGGCGGTGGCTGGGTCCGGGAAGCCGTTTTCTGACCCAACTTCAATATCGATGATGGCTATGTCAAGGTCTTTAATGTCCCAATCTATGACCCCCTTTTGAGTATCAGCAATATAGGCATACTCAAGCCTGGTGTTCCCAAACATCTTGAAGTTTTGAACTTCTTCATACCGTTTGATGAATTCTTTAGCCTCACGGATAGAACCAAATGATTTAGGCTCAAGCACATCCCCCTGCAACGAACGCCATTCGGTATTCTTATTCGTAGGAAAATACAAAGTCGGAGAGTATTCGATCTTTTGTTTTACTCTCCGACCATTGTTGAGGCCTCGATACATAATGTGATTACCGAAGCATAGAACGTGTGTGTAATACTTACTCATTCATTTTTTTGATTTTTTTTGTGTTTTTGTTTTTGGAACTTCAATGCTAGTATTGGGTGTCTTATCCCACATCAATTTATTGTATTGAGCTTCAAGTGTTGCATTAGGTGTGGTAATACAAAGAATGTCTGACATATTAAACTTGATGCCTGTATCAAATTCTACTGTATACTCCAAAAATGGAGCAAAACCTAATTGCAAACCCTCTTTAATTACCTGTTGAAGAACTTGAACAGGAGCTTTGACAATAATTGTTTTGTCATCAACACAATCAACTTGAGCAAGAATTGTTTGATTGGTTCTAAAAGTAACTAATTTGTTTTTCATATTTTAATCTCCGCAGATAAAACTCCAATTGTGATCCATCTTTTAGGAAATAACATTTCTCTGCCTTGAAAATCCTTCATATCATAATTGGGATCTTGTACCCAACCAACAACTTCAACTTGATTATCAAAATCACGAAGCACCAAGTCATACTTCTCAGCTCTTGGCATTTTATGTTCGATGGCAAGTTTTTTAGCAAGTTCACGCAGATTCATTTTGTTTCCTTAAAGTCATAAAAAAAGTCATTGTTGTTTCTGGCAGAGTGTTTACTAAATTGCTCTACTGAATACAACTTTGTTGCTATTTTAAAATCTGGCATTTTAAATTCAGGTACCGTCAGAGAAGAATCAAAGAATAATGTTTTATTATTTGGCTGTGCGGCGAACTGACCGTTGTCCATCTTAATAAAATTATAACTCTTATGTTCTTCTACTGTTTCAGAAAATCCTGTATTTAAAAAACCAGGGTCGTTTTGGCAAAAGTCAACTGTAAACATATATTGACCAAAATGCCATTTTCTATCTTTGTCTAAGAATTTACACTTCAACAAGCGAAGATTATCTTTTTCAATGATAGTAACATTATAACTCAAACAGTCCCATATTTGCAAGTAATCCAAAGGCAAAGTTGCATTTTTGAGGTCTGTTTGCCTTGATACAAACGCATGTATTGGGAGTTTATCGTAAAGAGCACCGTAGTTTGGTAACAGCGCTTCTATACGAAAGGCTTGGTTCTTAATGCACTTCAATGTCATCCAAATACAAGGTTCTAATTCTCCATGACCTTTTTCAAAGTCATAGAGAAATTCCTTTTTAACAAAGCATTGAATTGGTGGCAAATTATGTACAAGAAATGCCATCTTATTTATTTTCCTTTGTTAAGTTTTTAATAACTACTGATTTACCTACTACTTCATAATCTAATTTATCACCAACATTCCAATCCAATTCTTTAACAAGTTCTTCTGGTATTTCTAAAATTGCATCACCAAAACAATCTATTGCTAATACTTTAGCTTCATAAATCTTTGACATGATTCACCTCTATTTCGCATTTGTTTAAGAATTTTAAACCTTCTTCACTTCTATAATGACTACGAAAATAAAACCTTTTAATTCCTGCTTGATGAATAAGTTTAGCACAATCTAGGCATGGTGCATGAGTACAAATCATGTCAGCACCGTCAGTAGAGTTTGTAGATCGTGCTACTTTGGCAATTGCATTTGTTTCTGCGTGTAAAACTTCGGGTCTAGTTTTTAATACTTGGCCGCCATCTTCATGTTGTTCTATTAAATCTTCACAGTTATTATCCCAACCACTTGGCATTCCATTATAACCAATGCCAATGATCGTGTTATCTTTTACAATCACACAACCAACTTGCAAGCGTTTAGCAGAAGATAATTGTGCATAGGCTTCTGCTGCCTTTAAGTGTGCTTGAATAAATTTTTCTTTCATTGTAGAACAACTAAAGGAACTTGTATTCTTTTCAATGCATTAGCATAAACAAAGAATGGAAAAAATCTTTCACCTAAAAAACCTGGGTATCTCCAAGGATGAATCTCTGATGTTGTTTGTTGTGTTGGATAAACTTCTTTACAATTTTTCCAAATGTATTCTAGTACAGAAAAAAATTCACTTGCATAACGAGTAAATAAATCTCGCCTCATAATATATGTTGTTTCAAAATTTATCACATTATTGTGTGTAAACCAGTTCATGTGCTGCCGATATTGCGGACACAATTGAACAATAGCATCTTTAAATAAATTCCAGTATTCGATTGGTTCATACATCAAATATTGTTGTTCTACAGAATATGGCAGTGCTATAGAATGATTTGTTAACACTTCAGCTGTCTGTAGATATTCTAATGCTAAATCTTTTTCTTGATCCGTACCAAATAAATTAGCAACAGTTTGATCCGATTGTATTTCAATTTTTGCTATATTCTTTTCGGCCTTACGATCCAACATTAGATAACGGCGATAAGTTGTACAACCAACATAATCATGTGTACAATTTTTCATCATCCAATATTCTGTTGCTTGTTGTCCTAATGCACGAAGAAAATTATCCTCTGAACACATATGGTATATTGGTCGAAACTTGCTTATATCTTCTTTGCTTCTGTTTACATTCGTAAACGGTTTGGATTCGTCAGGTGAATGCCAAGAAAAAGGTTCTAAACCGCCAGCATAAGTTGGAACAATCCATTTAGAATTCCAATTAAATGGAAAATCTTTGTGAAAATGAGAGTACATTACTAAGGACATTATTCTTCCTTAGGTGCGTTTTTATTTTTCTTTTCGTGCTTGACTGGAATTGAAGCAAGAATTTGAGCTTCAATCATTGATTTTTTAAAAGAAGTAGGATCGGTACAAAATTTACCGGCTAACATCCGTTTGATTGATTTACTCAACCGAAAATTCTCATTTTGCTTATTCATAATATCTCCAAGTAAAGCGGGGCAAAAGCCCCGCCGAGTTATGCAGCTTTCTTCTCTTGCAGAAGTTGCGGCTTAAACTCTTTAAGTTCATTACCAATTTCAATCTTGCGTGGCTTCTTATGTTCTGGAATAATATTTTCCAAACCAATACGCAAAATTCCATCTTTAAATTCTGCACCTTTAACTTCTACAGTATCAGCAATAGTCAATTGTTTTGTAAATGACCGAGTGCCAATACCACGATGCAGATATGTCACTTCAACATCTTTTTCTTTTTTCTCACCTTTGATTGTCAATGTACCATCTTCTGCTGTAATTTCAATTTCTTCTTTACTGAATCCAGCAATAGCAAGCTCGACAACATAATGTGTGTCTTTTAGCTTGATGATATTGTGTGGTGGAAAAGATTGGGTTACTTTTGTTGCATTATCTACATTCAAAAGTCTTTCAACATCATCAAAGAAACGCTCAAAACCCAATGTTGTGTGAGCCAATGGCCCAAATGAAATATGACCGAGTGTCATAGTATTTCTCCTATTAAGCGAGTTAATCAAAACTGCGGCCCATTAGGCGCCGCACCATTATTTATACAACAATTTAATAATCAGATGTTTTTTTGCCAATGTTATATTTAGCAATTAAATCCCAATCATCTTTTTCTTTAAAAGAAATAATCTTTATTTGGTGTAAAGGTGCTATATTACCTTCAATTAGTTTACGATTTAGAATCTTTACAAGACCCCATTCTTCCAATAAATTAGCAATTGCGTTTCGTCTTTGTATATCATTCTCTGAAATATTAGATGGTTTACCATCCAATGCAAATAGTTCTTTAAAGTGTACGATATAATACTTGCCTTGTTTATGTAGAATATGGCAAGATTGATATAATACTTTTTCTTTCCGTGAAGAAACGCCAATACGAGTAAGAGTTTCCCTCACCTTTAAAAAATCGTCTTGTTCGTTAAGGCTTACCTCAACAAACTGAGTCAAGTCAACCATATTACTTCCTTAATCCACCGGTATCGGTTTGTTCTTTTAGTTGTTGGATCTGGTCTTTGCTTAGTAAGCGGAGTGCCTCACGGGCCTTTGAATCGGAGAAACCATAGACTTGTTTTATACATTCCAAATCATCACTTTTCTCAGACTTAACCCACTTCGCAAAGGGCCTCTTTTGAGACCTGACGGTATTTAGTAAAAAGTCATTTTGCAACTTCTTATCCAAGAAATGGCGTCTGTTCATTTCATTTGCATACAGAACGCAATCTTTATGATAAGATAAAGACCTCTC